ATTTCCAATCTGCTGTAGTCATTATGCCCTTAAGTAGACATTGTTTTTTAAGTAGATCTAAAAACAATTCAGCAAATTTCATTCTCATTCTTTCAATAAATTTAAAGAACTTTACTTCGTCTCGAGTTATCTCTCCCATTCTGCCCATATTAAATCCGTTTTGTGCCTCGAGACGACTGAGCGGAACATTTAATGCTCGAAATAATTTCTTTAATAGATAATCTACGTCTTCTAGTTGACCTAGTTGTTGACCTCCATCAAGTGTAGTAATTTCAGTTCCTCGGCCTCCGTCTCTGCGAGGAATCCAGAAATCTTCTAACATGGAATTATGATTCCAGTCGTCTTTTATTTGACCAGTCTTAGGATCATATGACAGTTTGTTTCGATATCGAACCATAAGATCCTTCATGTACTGTTCTGCCTTTTGCTTGGGCAAGTTTCCGACATCCACATAAAAGATTCTTCGTTCTGGTGCTCGAGACATTCTGTAAATTACAACTGCGTCTTCTATTTGTCGAAGCATATTAAGAGGTCTGATTGCCTTGTGAAGATATCCCATTACTTTTTTAGTTGTTTGATCCACAATACCAGAATGAACATATGTTATAGAATCAGTAGAAATTTTAAGACCAGTGTTTGTGGTAGGAAGCAACGAATCTGTTGCCATATCTGTGTATAAAAAATGCTCGTCTATATTTTTAATAATATAAATTTGTTTTGTTTCCGTGCCTGTGCCTACAGTTTTTAATTCTTTTTCTACTTTTCTAACTTTTGTTATCTTTGTAGGATCGATTGAACGAAGTTCTTGAATTCCTTTTTCTGGTCGATTAGAGTCTATGATATTATGAAAATATAATCTGCCGTCAATATACCATCTTCTAAAATATTCGTATCCTCTACTTTTAAAATCCAATAATTTTAAAATTCCATCGTATTCTTCGTTTATCCTTCTTTTGATGTTTTCTGAAAGCGGAACTCTAGTCAGATCTAAACGAACGGAAGATCCGTCTGGTTCAAATACCAGACATTCGTTTACAATATCTTCTATCGCCATGTCCACTTCTGGATACAAAGACATGGATCGATATTGTTGAATCGAGGTTGCGTCATTACTGTACGCAAGACCACCAAAGTCGTAAACAGAGGCCATAAGACCTCCGCTTTCTACTACATAAGTTCCGTCATAAGAATCTGGAGCAACAAAAGAATCTATTCCTGGTTTTGGAATAGATCCTGTTGTTCCTTCAGATTGTCGACCAAAAGAAAATCCAAATATTTCAAATGCCATACCATTATGTATACAAGTTTACTTTAATACTTTATGATGCCGCTCCTGCTCCTCCACCTGTTCCTTGTCCGAATCCTTGAACGTCTGGGTATTCGTGGAAATCGTAAGCTATTGTTAAACTAAATTCTGCAAAAGTATCATATGCGTCGTGTGAAATATCTATTGGACTGATGTCTGTAGGCCAACAATTTCTTAGTTTAAGTTGTCTCGTAGGTCCTGGACCTACGAAACCAGGATGTGTGGTTCCAAACTGAGTATGTGTGTCATCGCCGTAATTTACTGTCCAGTCCTTAGTAACATCAGAATTGTAGGCATGCGTACTGGCATTATCGCAAGTTTGCATCCAATCTTCTAGTCTTTTTCTTAGATCTCTATCTGAACTGTCATACACTTGCATTGTCCATTCTCCAAACTGACGTTCGCCCGAGAATTTTACAACTCGTCCTTGATATGCTACCGGAATCATTCCGATATTAGATCCGGGAAAAGATATAGCTCGTACGTATACTTTTTCTGCCAAATCAAATCCAGCATTTGTAGGAAACGGACAATCTAGAGTATATCTATTTGCTCGTATTCCAGAAAATGTTTGTCTAAACGAAAGTAATGTATCGGGGTTATTAATAGGCATAAATCTCCTTTATTAGGTATTTGTTAGTGTTACTAGTATATAGTTAATAGATCCAGGAATTTTTACTCTGATATCAGCAACGAAAGTTTTAGAATCTACAACTTGTTGTGGATTGTTGTTTTCATCGCACTGTATACTAAAAGAGGTTAATCCACCAAGAGATTTAATTCTTGTCAATAGACTTTCTGCTATATTGACAAATCTCAGTCTAGTGTCTGGTGTATTATTTTCAAACAATATATTTTGAGCTGCTGGCAACAACTGTCGTTTAATCTCTATTATAGTACGAATTACATTGATTCCTATTAGAGATGAAGTATCTGAGGCCATGGTTAAATCACCAAACAAGAATGTACCAGAACCCTTTACTGAGATTATTGGATTCACATTATTATCGTAAAGAAGGTCTTGTTCGTCTGTGGTTAATTTTTTACTCAGACTAACCGCATTAAGGATTTGTCCTTTTTTCGTACCAGCAGGACTTATCCACGGACCATTTACTCTATCGTTTCTTATTATTATACCAGCTAAATCAACACACAATGGAGTCGAAATAAGATTAGAGGATCCAGAATCTTGTGTTGAATTAAAATGATTCTTAAATCCTGCAGTGCTTATTATATATGCGTTTTCTCCAACCACATCTATATCATCATCACTGTCCATTGGACTACCTGTAATTCCTGCATTTACTACGCCGATTACAGGCGCCTCTGATGAGCTTAATGCATCAACTATTGTAACGACATCAGTACGATCACTTACAGCAATAAAATCTGTTCCGCTCCAACCATCTTTATGATAAGCTTGAAATACAATGTCGTATCCGTATGCTGTCGATGCAAATCCAGAGGCATCTGTTATAGGATTTACTAAATCATTAGGAACTCCTAATTCACCAGTAAACCCTTGTCCTTTAAATCCTACAACTACTGTTGCGCCGTATTGTAATATATTGTTAACCGACCACCAATGAGGTCGGAATTTATTATCCGCTCCAAATTCAAGAGTTGCTCCACTGCTGCCTTCCAACTTGTTTATGGTGTATGTTATACCAAATTTACCGTTAAGTAATCCTATTGCTCCACCAGTGGTTACTCCATTAGAACCTGAAATTCCACTCATGATAATACTATTTCTATCCGAATTGCCTTCTGTTACTCCAGTTGCTTGCTCCGATAACAGTCGAACTCTATTAAACCAGTCACCGATACTAGTAATTCTCATTGCACCTGCTTCTACTTCGTCTGATTTTGCTAATAAATGTAAAGAGGGTGCATAGCATCCTGCTATCGTAGGAGAAGGAAATAATAATCCTGGTGGAATTATAAAAGAATCGTCTGCTAATCTTATACTAACTTGTGGGCGTGGTCTTGTTGCCATTTAAATCTCCTTATGTAATAGTATCTTAGATGACTTATTTATATTTTTGTATATTTTCAAAAAAATTTATTTTGTCGATACAGATCCACCCATCGTTTTGGATCTTCAGGTTGATGTGCCAATAACCAATTGTCTTCTTTTTTTGTATCTTCTGGATCAGGTTCTAGTAATATCTCAGGATTTCCGTTTAAAATATAACCAAATGGCAACAAATCTTCTTCTATTTTTTTCATTTCTTCTGAATACATTTCTGTTCTGATATCAGAATCTGTGATATTTTTAAAAAATTCTTGACGAGTGGCCCAAGAAAATAAAACCAGAGTCATAACTAAATCATCAGTATAACCGTCTTCTGCCTGAAACGACGAATTATCTGCAATAAAGGTGGTAAGTTCTTCGATAATATCTGAATCTTCAACAATTAATTTATCATTTTCTATAAGATTCTTTAAAACTGCACATCCGACTTTTTTGACTATTTGACTTGTTCTGACTCCTAGTTGAAGAGATTTTTGTCTTCCAAAGCCTTCGTTTAATACCTGTCCTTTTCGACCTAAAATATTAGATTTAACTAAATTTTCGTATTCTAAATCTGTATGCAATACATCAGCCACTTGGGCTCCAATATCATTTAGCTCCACCATCACATAGGCATTATTGTATCTGCCAGCAACTGCACGAATAATAGACGGAAACAGTAACGGAGAAACAGTATTATTTCTATATTTTCCTACCACACGATACGGAAATTTAGTTATATCTACAATAGTAAATGCACTGTAATCTTTTCCTTGTCCTCGAGCCACATCCACTACCATAAAATAAATATTAGATCGTCCTTCTTCGTTTGGTTCTGGACTCGGTTCTAAAATTGTTAACCCGTCATTAGTTTTAGAAATAGGCTTTTTCCAAACTAAGCTGTTTAATTTTTGAGATGATATCAGAGTATTGGTTGATCCTATAAAATCACATACGAATTCTTCTTGAAATTGTCGTTCTGAAGAATTTCGTATAGTTTCTTGTTTCCATTCTTCGTCTCGTAATGGACCTCCTGGGTATTTTGGAACCTCATTCCATGTAACTTCCATCGGAATATATTCATTTTGTTTACTTTGAGCTCCTTTCCAAAAACGATAAAACATATTTAGGCCCTTTGGAGTAGAAATCATTATAACTCTGGTAGTTTGACCGGCAGTGATCGTAGGATAAACGGAGCTGAAGAATTCTTCTGCCACTGTAGTAGGAACGTGTGCGTATTCGTCTAAAAGAATAACATTGTATGATCCTCCACGGATTGCACTAGAAGAAGTTGCTGCTGCAATGATTCTAGACCCGTTTTCTAAAACAATAGAGTGCTTGTTCCATTCTCGAACTCCTTGTTGTAACCAAAGAGGCAAATATTCGTATGACAATTTCAACCGTGCAAGAATTTCTCTTGCAGTAGACTGTTTGTTTGCCAGAATGGCAATATTAACACTCTGATTAAATAAAATATAATGTAGTAAATAAGAGGCAACTGTTGTAGTTTTTCCACTCTGTCTGGGAAGTTTTGCTATAACAAATCTATTATTATGAATCATTTCGATCATTTTTTTCTGATATGGATACATATCAAAAGCAACAAGACCTTTATCAAGAGAAACTACTTTGATATATTTGGATACAAAATAACTAGGATCTTGGGCACAACGAACATATTCTTCTATTTGTTCTTTAGTGAATTCAATGCGTTGGCCTTCTGGTTTAAGATTCGTGTTTCCCAGATATCCAGGCTTTTTCATTCTTTATCCTCTTCTTCAAAAACTTTTAACGGACTTCTTTCTCTGTTAATTAAATTTTGAAGATCACTAGTAGATCCGACATATATTGAATTGTTTGTTGTATTTTTAACTGTAATCTTTTTGGATTCCGTATTTGACATTTTCTCGTGTATATCCATCAGATCTTTATTCATTTCACTTAAAGTTTTGATCATATTAGATAATACTTCATATGCTCTCGGAGAATCAGATTCTGTTGCCACCTTTAATATTCCGTCTAATGCAGTCATTCCAGTATCAATCAGAGAAGAAATATTACTTCGCGCAGAATTAAAATCTCCTGTTAAATCTGTAGACTCTTTTTCTGCAACAGGTTTAACTATTGAAGTAGTTTCTTCTGGTGTAAATTCAATATTCAGTGCATCTGATATTTTTTCATTACTAGATTTCATGGATCTCCTTCGGGAGACCAAATAATACTTGACGGACCAATATCAGCGTCTCCGGTATATCCAATATCTAAAATAAAATCATTTCCAGTTAAGCCATCAAACAAATTAATGTCACTAGTTTCAATAACAGCAGTAGTATTAGTTTTTATGGGTGAGTAAATGTAACCTTTCATATTAAACTGTAACACAGAAACTATTGATCTACGCTGATCGAATGATCCTTCATAATCTTCGTTAATATCTATGTCCATTAGAACAATAGGAACATCTACTCGTTGATACAGTTCATTCATATTCATGGTAACAGTAAAGTCTGGAGTAAAATATGGAGCAATTTGTTCAATTACTTGTAAATTGTGTTGCATACTTCTAGAAAACACATACAGAGCAAATGTAAAGTTATATGGAGATTCTGAAAAGGCTTGTTTTCGAACATTATTAATAATTTTTGTTTTCTTTTGAAGTTTATTTATTCTGCGCCCAGGATCGTACTGAATGTTTACTAGCTCGAATCCCATCCGAGGCAAATCCATTTGAATATGAGTTTTATCTGTTAGACCACTTTCGTTTATAATTATTTGAATAAATTTTTCTTTTGGACCAAATGATATTGGAACTCTTCTTTTTTCTGTTTGACCGTTTCTTTCAGTCATGGTATAAACAGAACTAAACAACGAACCGAATGCAATAACATGCTTTTTAATAATATCGTCAAACCCGCTTTCTAAAATCTGATTAAACATTAATAATTTCCTTCAGAAAACGGATCAATATCAGTAAAATCAAAAATGGTCATTGTAGACTGTTTCAAATCATTATTATCGTTTACATTTTTACCGGTAAACGGATCTGTTGGAATTATTCTGTCACTGGATGTTCCTGCTACTCGGAAGTAATATTCTGCACCTGATACACTTCCCTTAACGGTTTGAGTTTGACTATAAGAGAAGGCACCACTAATTCCAGACAGATACAGTGCGTTCATTGTCGTGCCGTGAATAATATCTACTACTGTAGCAGTTGCTGTTGCATTTGCTAAAGTAGAACCGGGCCCGGTTACTCCTAATACTTGAAATACTAATTCGCCGTCTCTAATTTCATTTGATC